GGAGCTGCAGAGATTTCCTTCTATGAAGAGACAAGACTTTATAGCAGAATCCCTGAAATATTGGTGGCAAGACATTTGAGCACATATCCATGAAATCATATAAACTGAAGAACTGAGCCCAATTAGTCATATCTCCAGATATCTTTGCTGTTGTATGACCTAGTCCTGTTGATTTAACTTTCGAAAAGTGCTCACCAACAAATCTATCTTTCGACTTATCATTGGTTAATTTTTCAGAAGGATGCATCTCACAGAGACATCTTAGTATATCACAAAAAACTCTAACTATCAGTCTACCTCTCATAGTCAGCACATAAATCTCTCTGACGCCACCAATCTGATTCTTCTTAAACAAAGAAACTTGAATTCTGTCTTCTTCTTTAATCTCAATCCCTTTTAAGATTGTGTCAATATTTAAAGCCACTTCAACATCCTCCATGTCACTTGATAATTTTATCATTTGTTCCAAACACTTTCTCCTTCCAAAATCACTAGTTATGTCTTCATCATCTTTTTTGAAGAATGCATTGGATCTATATGGGTTGGTACTTGACTTTGTGGTTGCCATTTCATCAAGAGTAGTTTTAAGGATGAAAGATAGAATCTCTCTCTCTGAGGACTTGTCCCATGATCTAATGTCCCATCCTCTAAATTTACTAATTTTCTCTTTAATAATTCTAGATGCTGATCTCAGCACATTCCTAGAATGTTGGAAATCTCCTAATCGATCCGGGTCCATCTCATCTTTGACAGAAAAGACATCATAATCTTTTTCAGAATCATGGAAATCTGCTCTCTGATACTGTCTCTTGCAGACCTTTTCCATCATTTTTACTGAGCCATGACCGTAATTCATCTCATTCTTATTATGCAGCATACATAAATAGCTTGCGAGAAGCATCTCATCTGGCCCGTATATCATGAATCCAAAAGGAGTCTCTAAAGCTTCACTGAGAATGCTAGTCTCATAATCCACCTTCTCTCCAGATGGTGCTGATGAGGACTCTGGATCAGCTTGTCGGCGGAAGACTCTTTTGTGCATGTCATCAGGTATATCATTGTGTATTCTGATGAGATTCTGATATAAATACGCCATAAGTCGAGTTCTAATGTTCGGCGTCAACTTTCCAATGATTTTCTGGCTAAGATTCTTGCTATCAGGCATTCCGGAGAACAGTTGCATATAATAATATCTCAATTGCTGTAGATTCTGGCTAGTATTATCTTTGTCTTCGAGTAAGATTAAAGAGAGTATTCTAAAGGGTCTTTGGATGCGGTCGATCATCTCGTCGAACTTCATGTCATATAATCCTCCTCCCACTTGCTCAGACAACATTCCCCACAAAGACAGGTGCTGAGGCAGTATTCCTTGTAAATGCTCTATCTTCCTCCTGCTAAGCGAGATAAAATCAGTCCTCATCCACCCATCTCTCATCAAGTGACACCTCTCGAATATATTTCCAGGCGTGTGCTTTCCTTTAAACAAGACAAAGAAACTACAAGGGGAATCATCTCCAGACATCCTAGTTGTCCTGATAATCACAAAGCAATTGTAATCTAGCAGTCTTTTTATGATAAACTGATGCCTATCTCCTCTATCATCAGGATTTCTGTCCATGTTGTATGCTACCTCTCTAACCACTAATTCTAAAAAATAAAGCTTAATAAAATATGTGGTTCTAAGCAGCTTGCAAAAATCTTCAATTGCCAGTGGCTGTGTCTCAACTATTTTACTGTAATTCAATAAACCCATCACATCAGAGGAGATTATGTCTGGCTCAAATGTCACTATCTCATTAGCAAAATAATCAATATCGCTGGTGGGAATTCTTATGCTTACATCCTCTTTTGATTCTCTATCTATCGCCTTCATTTCTTCAGTCTTAGCAAATTCCTTCTTCATCACCCCTCTTCTGCCTATAGTCAGCCTATCTGAGACACTCAATTTGACTCTGAATGAATCCGGCTCGTCTTTAGTGGAATCTCTCTTCTTTCTTGACCCTTGGTTAAAGAAAGACTCATTTTCCAGATCAGTAAAATTTCGATAATTATCTGATGATGGGAATGGAGCTTGAGATATGATCTCTGAATAAGCATCGTATGGGACAAATGATGGATGTTCATCGCCTTTTTCAGGTATTATCATTGGCAGATGCACTACTGTCATAGATCCATCTATCTTCCCAGATAGATGGTTAGAGACGAAAGAATCCCAGTTCTCGAAATCTTTCTCGTAGCTAGCTTTACCTATCTGGAACTTCTTCTCTTCGACATTCCAATCAGTCAAAGATCTTTCATCTAAATACCCCTCTTTGTAGATTTTGAGAGAAGGATCAGCTAAGAGTGATCGTAATCTAACAAACTTCTCAGTGTTCTCATTTGAATCAAACTCGCCATGTCTAGCCTCAAACTCTCTTTTGATTTTTAGGCCTAATCTATAAGCAGTGGTCAATTTTAATCTTTCAGGCCCAGGATCCATGAAGCCCTGAGTTGTTGCCACAAGATTTGGGCTAACAACAATGACTTCAAGTTTTTTAACTTCGCCCATTTCTATTAATCTATGATATTTGAATGCCTTCCGTGCTACCATATCATAAATAGGCTCTTCTGTGTTTTCAATGGTTGTCCCGATTTCAAGGATACAAATCCCATCCTCAGTGTGATAAACAATATCAGGTGTTAATCCCCCAACTTCCTCACCTTCTGCTATGCTTGTCAAACAACATTGAACCAGATTATGGGGTAATTTTAAAACATCGCGTCTCCTCAGAATGACAGGCTCTCGTATGTTTCCACCTAAAACTGTGATCGCATCTTCTGAGGCTCCAGTGAATTCAAGACGAACTGCCTCTTGATCCTCCATAATTTTATACTTTAGGGTCACCGATCTTATGTTTGGCAGGGGGGTTGATCCGTTGGGGCTAAAATCTGTCTTAG